AAAGAGCCACGAGGAGGCTGTTGCAGCAATCAATAACGGAGAGTTTTTCTTCTCTGTTTCCGAGGCAGGAGCAGTTGTTGTAGAGTACGACATTAACTCCCTCGTAACCTTTAAGGACGGCAAGGACAAGAGCTACCGCAAGAACAGAGTTATCAGAGTATTCGATACCTTTGCAGAGGCGTTACAGCTCAACTTCCCTCCGAACAAGTACGACAACGAGGGTGACGGCTGGGACATTATGGAGGGCATTGGCCGCACCATTTTGAAGCAGTTTGACGACGCAGGAGCGATTACTGACGTTGACTACGATAACGACTTCCCTGTTGACAGAGAATTAAGTCAAGGCGACGAGACTTATTTCAATGTCGGCTTGAAGCCTGTGGATAGCGCAGAAAAGCTCTACTTCACAATTTCCACGAGATAAGGAGGATAAGCGGATATGGAATACAACAAAAATCCCATTTCCCTGCGTGAGGGAAAGGTATTCATTGACGGCGTAGAGTGCTTGGATAGCGTAAACTGCAATATCAAGTTCACGCCGGACGTATGGACAGGAAAGCAGCTCGGCGAGCGCAGCAATAGCAGCCGTTGGCTGGGTTACAACATTACAGGAACGATTACCCGTAGACGTTCCACTAACTGGCTTGAGGAGAAAATCAAGGAGTACAAAAAGACGGGAGCAACGCCGGAGCTTACTATTCAAGGTATTATGAACGACGAAAACAGTGATTACTACGCAGCGCACGGCAGCAGCACTGTTACTGTTGTTGGTTGCGTTCTCACTGGCGATTTGCCTTTGACAGCCCTCGACAGCGGCGGCGAGGTTGTGGACGATACCCTCAACTTCAACGGCAAGGATATTGTATAAGCAACAGGCAGCAGGCGCAGCCCCTTTACGGCGGATAACCGGGAGGGGCTGTAATTTTATGAAAAGGAGAATAAATCACTATGGCTAAGAAAGATTTGAAATATTTTATGCGTAGCAATGAGCCGGAGGTAGTTACCGCACCCGGCCCGGAAACCTTTAAGGACGAAAACGGCGAGGTAATTCAGTTTGAGATTAAGAAGCTCACGCAGGAGGAAATCAACCGTATCAATGACGCATACCGCAAGCGCAGCATGGCGACTGACAAAAAGGGCAATCCGCTCATTGCTGCAGGCGAGGTTGTTTGGAAAACTGAAAAGGACAGCGCAAGAGCAGCCCGTCACATGATTGTGGAAGCATTGCAGTACCCGGATTTGAAAGACCCGGATTTGATGAAGCACTACGGCTGTGTGGACGTTACGGAAATGCCTCTCAAGGTATTCAGCTCCGCAGACGAATACCAGCACGTTTCCCGTATTGTAATGCAGGCTCTTGGGCTTGTGGCAGCAGTAAGCGACGACGAGGATTTGGCTGACGCAAAAAACTCGTAAGCACTCCCGGCAGCGACGGCTATTGGGCGAGCGTACTGTGGCAGAGGCATAACCTCCGTATGGAGGATTTTTATAATATGCCCCGGAGGTTACAGTTGCTCTACATAGCGTCGGAGCTTGAGGAGGATAGAAACCCTTGCAGACATGACACCATTAAGGGAGGAGGCGGTATTTAGTGGCTGATTTATTGGCAAGGTTTAAGCTGGTTGATGAAATGAGCGACAAGCTCGGCAATTTGGCAGAGAGCGGTCAGAATATGGTAGACCAGTGGGAGCAGGCCGGAGAAGCAGTAAACGCCGCTTTCGAGGGCATTGCAGGAACGACGACCACCACGGCGACGACAATAGACGGGGTAGCAACCTCTATTTCGGATATTGCGGAGCAGACAGACCATTGGACGGCGGCAGTTGGAAATTACGACCGGGGCGCACTGGAAGCAGTCTACTCTACCGAGGAATTGGTAGAAATGGGGCTAAAGTCAGTTGAGGCACTGGAAGAACAGGAGCGTATGCTTGAACAGTGTGAGCGTTCGGCTGGCGAATTAAGTAAGGCGATAGACAATACGGCAGACACCCAAAAGGAATTGAGCAACGCTATGGAGCAGGCGGACAAGGCTGTAAAAGCCTTGACGAATAACGAGGACGTTTCGGCGGAAACAAAAGCAGACTTAGCAAAGGCGGCAGAACAGGCGGCAGAGGCTATGAATGAGCTTGAAAGAGCGCAGGAGGAGGCTAACGAAGCTATGGAAGCCTACGACAGGACGCTAACCTCCGGGACGGACAACCTGCAGGAGCTGGAAGCAGCGGCGGAAAGGGCCAGCGACGCAGCGGACGCATTGGCACAGGCTAATAACAGAGCGAACGAAGCCACAGAGGAGCTTGCGAGGGCAACCGAACAGGCAACAGAGGAGGCGGAGGACGCAGAGAAGTCCGGCACAGAGGCGGCAGAGGGCATTGCGCAGGCTTTGGCAGCGGCAGGCATAACGGCTATGGTAAAAGAGACGGCAGAGGCCGTCTACGAACTTGCGGACAGTTTTTCGGAGGCGGAGAAAACCATAGTCGGAGCAACCGGGGCGACTGGAGAGGAGCTTGAGGCACTTATGGCAAGTGCGACAGAGGTATTTTCCTCCTCAAACGCAGAGAGCCTAAACGACGTAGCGGCAGGCATGACAGCAGTACAAAAGGCAACCGGGCTTGTAGGCGACGAGCTTGAACAGGCGACCAGCGCAGGCATTGTGTTGGAGGATATTTTCGGTTATGAAGTTCCGCAGTCCGCAAGGACGGCCAGCTCTTTGATGAAAAACTTTGGGCTTACAGCGAAAGAGGCGTACAACCTTATTACGATTGGAGCGCAGAGTGGGGCGGATAAGAATGGCGATTTACTGGACGTGTTAAACGAATATTCGGCGCATTACGCAGCCCTCGGCCTTTCGGCGGAGGAATTTATGTCGAGCCTTATCGACGGCGCAGACGCAGGCGTATTCTCTGTTGACAAGGTTGGTGACGCTGTTAAAGAGTTCAACATCAGAGCGAAAGACGGCAGCGAAACCAGCGCACTCGCATTTGAAATGCTGGGAATGGACGCAGAGGAAATGTCGGCGAAGTTTGCAGCCGGAGGCGAGACGGCGAGTGAAGCATTCTTTGCTGTTGTTTCAGCGTTGGACGGACTGGACGACCCTATGACAAAGAATACAGCGGCAGTTGCGTTGTTCGGTACTATGTACGAGGATTTGGAGGCGAGCATCCTCCCGGTACTTGCAAATATTGAGGGCGGAACGATTGAAATGCACGACGCATTGGCGGTTGTTTCGGAGGACGCAAAATCAATGGGGGATAGCTGGAAAGAAGCAGGAAACTCGGTACAGACGGCTTTTTCGACGGCGATTTCCCCGACAATAACAAAAGCGTCCACAGCACTCGCAGGCATTGTTAAGGGTGTAGGAAATTTCCTGCAGGAACACCCGAAAGTAACAAAAGCGATTACGGCAATAGGCGTTGGGCTTGGCGTTGTGGTTGTTGGAATAGCCGGAGTTGCATTTGCAACGTCCTCGGCAATCCCGGCAATTATTTCGTTCGGTACGGCGTTGAACACCGCACTCGGCCCGATTGGCTGGGTATCACTTGCTATTACGGGAATTGTTGCAGCAGGAGCGGCACTCGTGGCAATGATGAACGATACGGAGGACGCAACCCTCGAAATGACAGCAACAACGAGGTCACAGTATTACCAGTTGCAAGACCTTAACGAGCAATACGACGAGGCTTGCAAAAAGTACGGAGAGACTTCGGAGGAGGCTTCGAGCCTTAAATATCAGATTGACACACTTTCCGAATCGCTTGAGGAGAACGGAAAGACGGTAGAGGAGCTTGCGGCAGAGTGCGACGCTCTTATCGAGAAACACCAACAGCTTATGCAGGAGTGCGACGAGACTACCGAGGCACTGAAAAACGAGGAGCTGGGAAACCTTGCGCTCATTACGAGACTGGAAGAACTGGCTTCGTCAACAGACCAAACAGCAAGTACACAACAGGAAATGGAGGCTATTATCAGCGGCCTCAATTCCAGTATCGACGGCTTGAATTTGTCTTACGAGGATTTGGTAGAAAACCAAGACCAAGCCCTCTCGTCTTTGCGAGCAATGGCAGAGGCGGAGGCAAAGCGTGAAAAGACGCAGGCCATGTACGACGAGTATGTTAAACTCATTCGCCAGCAGGCAGAGGAGGAAGCGAAACTCGCAGAGGTAACAGAGGAGGTTGCAGCGGCAGAGGAATGGGCTGCGCAGGCGACAGATGAATACCTCGATTACCTTACTATGGTTACAAGGTATGACACTACGGGAATGGCTGGGCTTTCGGCTTATTTCAGTAACGAATACAAAGAAATGTCAGCAGCAGAGGAGGCGTTTGATACAGCCGCCACAAAGCAGGAGGAATTGCAGACTGCTCTTGATGAAACAACGGCTCGCATTGCAGAGCTTGAGCAGGAGTGGAGCGATATTGCAAATGCTTCAACCGAAGCTGCGGACGAAATGGTATCTTACGAGGACGCAGTAGATACGGTAATAGGCAACGTACAGCAGGAATTGACCGAGCTGGCAAACGCCTACGACGTTGCATACGAGGCAGCAAGAAACAGCATTGACAGCACAATTGGACTATTTGACACAATGAGTACCGAGTGCGAAACCTCTGTAAGCGATATGCTGGCAGCATTGCAGAGCCAAACGGAATACCTCGACACCTACGCAGAGAACTTGCAGAAAGCGGCAGAGTATGGCCTCGACGACGGACTTATCCAGTCTTTGAGCGACGGCAGCACGGAGAGTGCAGGCTACCTGCAGGAGCTTATCTCAAATATCGAAGCACTGGGCGGCACTACAGAGGGACTTTCCACGGAGGCGCAGGAGTTTGTTGACAGTTTCAACACGGCTTTTGCTGATGTTCAGACCTCGAAAGACGAGTTTGCAACAGCAGTTGCCGATATGGAAACGAACTTTACCGAAAGCGTAGACGCAATCGGAGAAAAAATGCAGGAAATGATTACCGACATGAACATGAGCGAGGACGCAGCAGCGCAAGCGAGTGCGACTATGGATAGTTATATTTCCAGCATTAAGGCAAAGCAGGCGGAGGCAGTCAGCGCAGCAGAGGCAGTCGCTGCAGCAACGGCGGCAGCATTAAGCACGTCGGCAAGCACGGGCAGTGCGGTTACTGTACCCGGTCACGCAAACGGTACGACCAGCGCAGAAAGCGCATTTATAGCAGGCGAGGAGGGGCGTGAGCTTATCGTAAGCAAGGCAGCGGCCTACGCAAACGGTACGACAGATAGTGACCCATATTATATCGCCGGAGAGAACGGGCCGGAGTTGATTATCGGGCAGCAGGGCAGCACGGTATTCCCGACAGAGGAAACAGACCGTATTATCGACGCACTGGGAGAGAGACGACCACTACAAGTATTTGCGCAGGCAGGCGGCAGCGAGGGCAGAGAACAGACCACGGAACAGGTCAAAAAGATACTGCTTGAGATTGCAGGAAGCGGCGCAATCGAGGTGGGAGGCACAGGAGGCGCAGACAAGGAAACTATTCTTGAGGTGCTGTACGAACACTTGAAGCCAGTTCTTATGAGCATTATTCAGAGCGAAATTTACGAGGAGGGAGAGTTGTCTTATGAGTTCTAATTACCAAATGTGGCTTACCTACAATGCGGAAAAAGAGAAGATACAGCTCCCCGTCCTGCCGGAGTTGTTCCAAGTAAAAAACGGCAGCAACGACGAAAGCGTGAACGTGACAGGGCTGGGGGAAATCATCATCATGCAGAGCCGCCCAGCCCTGCAATTTAGCTTTTCGAGCTTTTTCCCGGCGACGAAGTTTCCGGGGCTGCAGGTTGACAGCATTACGAAGCCACTGACGCTCATTGAAAAAATCAACACATGGAAAGCCAGCAAGAAGCCTATACACTTTATTGCGACGGCTTGCAATGTGGATATATACGCAAGGGTAGCGAGTTTTGACTACCACGAGGTAGGAGGCGACCCCGGAACGTATCAGTACACAATCACCCTA